CTATAGGGCGACCCCCCTGGCACGATCCCGGGTGCATTGGGTCGGCGCCGCTGCTGCATTTTTTTTGTTTTAAATATTGGATCCGGTACAAAACCCGGAACCGGGCTTATTTGGTGTTTCTTGCTAACAAGATCAAAAAAGCAAAACCGGAAAAAATAAAAACACCGGTTAATGATAACATAAAAATTACTTCGTTCGGGCTAAGTGTTGGATCGTACATTTTGTTTGTCTCTTTGTTTGTGTTTTAATTAACTGTTTTAAATATACAACAAAAAAAAGCAAGACGCAAGCAAAAAACAAAAAAAAATAAAAAAAATATTCTGATCCCTTTAAACACTACTAAAAAAGCCGATCCCGGGAAAAAATAAAAAAAAATAAAATAATTGTTTGACATTTAAAACAATACGCCCTATATTTGAAACAGTTGCTAAGAAAGGCAACAAACAACCACAACAAAATATTAAGATAATGGAAATAAAAGAAGTAATAAAATTAAACGAAAGAAACAAAGAATTAAATATTGATATAAGCTACTTAAAAGAGCTTAGTAAATCGATCATAAAAAGTACTAAGATAAACAATACAGTTGAACCCGGTTTACATCTAAAATATCCGAACGCCGACGAAGTAAATAACAAAATTGAATCGCACTGCTTAGAACTTGCAATAAGACAGACGCAGCAAATATCCGGACAGTTAAAACAGTTGTTTGATCTTAGCTGCGATCTAAAGTATAAAGCGGAAAAATTAACGCAGGATCTAAACCGCTTTAAATTCGATATTAAGGTACAAGAAACCGACGGAGCCGATCTAACATATTAAACCAAACCACGGGAGCCCGGGCACGGGTTCCCAAACTTTAAAACCCGTACAGATGAAAACACTTAAAAAAATATATTTAAACACTGAAAAAGCCGTTTTAATATTTGGAGCTCTTTATTTAAGCGCCCACATTTTACACCATATTTTTAACCACTAAGCCCGATCCAATGAACTTAAAAGAGTATTTATTATTAACACACTACACAAAGCCGCTATTTAATAATATGAGACCAACTTTAATATGTAAAGACGGTTTCAAAATGTCAGTACAAGCCGGCAGCGGTTACCATTGTGAACCCAGGGAAGAAACCACCAAATATACAAGCGTTGAAATTGGTTTTCCTAATTATGATGATATTTTAGCCGTCTTTCAATGTGGATCTTTAGAGCAATACGAAGCCGAAAGAAGTTACTACCTTAAAGACCCTTTAGACGGGATTATTGAAAGAATACCCGCCGAAATTATTCAAAAGGTAATTGATAAGCATGGTGGGATTGATGATCAAAAATTATTTGATCGTATAGAAAAAGCAACAAAACACAACCAAACCCCGGATAAATGTACTTACTAAGCTGCAGACATTGCGAGACCGTATACGATCATTCGAAAGAATTAAGAGAAACCACACACGCCACCCGATACGACCCCGGATACGATCAACAATTTTGTCCGGAATGCGAAGAAAACGCAGAAGACAACATCGAAGCCACACCCGAACAAATAAAACAATACAACACAAACCAGGAGCCAAAACTATGAATTATAAAACGTTTATAAACCAACCTAAACAAATAATAAACCGGGATAAACAATTCTTTGATTATTTAGAAATGCTTCAAAATAAAGAGATGGAAATAAGATCCGACCAAGATACAAGCACAAAAGCCAAAGAAGATGCCCGGATTAAATGGAATATAGTAAGCGCCATTAAATTTACTTTTATTGAATTAACAGAAGACAACTTAAACCAGGAGACAAACAATGAAAAAAGCTAAAAAATACAGATCGTTAAACCGGTACTATATAAGAACCGGGATAAATAGAATGATCAAACTATACAACCAAGCGACCCCGGAAGAAAAGAAAGCCGGCGCCCAATGGTATGCAGAAGCGCACAAATACGCCGCAGCGCTTGCAATAGAGCACAACACAACCACGGAAACCGCAGCGAAAATAATTAGTATTTTAAGCCCTTCCGTAGAATGGCAACTAAATAAACAACAAGCCGCCGCCATGATTGCAGCCCACAACACCGGAAGCGATCCGGGAAAAGTGATCGTTTCAACATACGACGGGAACAAGTACAAAGCGATCGCCACGCTAAAAAATAAGCCGGTAACATACAAACCCCGGGAAATAAAGAACGGGCAATATACCGGGAAGACCGGAAAGCCACGAACCGCCCGCCCCGGGATCAATAGAGAAACCGCCCTAAAAACGTACGCATTTTTTCAGAACATAAACCAAGGCGAAACCGCAGCCGACTATGTAACGATCGACCGCCACCATTTAAGCGCATTTTTTAAAGATCCGAAGCGCATTAAAAGTTTAACCGCCGCAAGATATGCAGATATAACAGAAGCAACCAAAACCGCAGCCGCTTCCGTCGGATTGAAGCCGTACGAATTTCAGGCAATTATTTGGGAGCAGGTACGAAAGAAACAAGCGCCACAACACACAACACCACAAACAACCATATAAAAAACTATGAACGATCTTAACAAAACACTTAAACAAAGCCGAACCACACAACGAGAGCTTGCAAGAGCTTCAGGAATAAACCACAACCGGATCAATAGACTCTGTTTATATCCTAACGAGATACTACCGAATAAAATAACATACCAGGAAATCAACCAAATAAACGAGGCATTAACCATACTAAACAAAGCGCACCGGGTTAATCTTTATTGGAATAGCGTAGATAATCAAAACGATCCGAGCTATAGAGATCCGGACAGGTGGTAAACTTGCGAGGGTAGGAGGGCAGGAGGGTAGACCAACCACAACCCAACCCAACCAACCGCCCCCGGAAAACCGTAAACAATAGACAAGAGCCCAGGCAACACCGCCCGGGCTTTTTTTATGGATTTTTTTTCCGTACCCGATCCGATAAAGATTTTTTTACTACCTACCCAAACCAAGCCACCCGGAGCCAGGGCAACAGGGGTACCATATTAAACGACGACGAAACGGCGCTATACTACCAAATCTCCCGCAAAAACTAAATTTTTACCAATACCCGTCAACTATAAGGATTTCTACCGTAATGACTTGCATTTCAATAGATTTCTACCTATAGTTTGTCAATTTAAATTTTTACCGTTATGCCCTGGCACAAAAAACGAGAAATACAGAGTCGAGAAGAGCTACTAGAAGAGGTTAAAGTGGTGATAGAATGTCTGCATGCGATCCCCTCTATGTCGGATAAACTTCCGAACTATATCTTCAATAGGATAGAATCAATCAAGGAATACGTTAAAAAACACGGATGGCACGATGAGTGATTTTACAACCAAAGAAAAGATCCAGATACTGAACGATATAGACATATTAGGCAATGTGTCTAAAGTAGCGGAAAAATGGGGTGTGTCTAGACAGAGTATTTACAACTGGAAGTCGGAACGTGAAGAGCTGGATAAGCAGATTGTTATAGAGCAACAAGTCCAGCAAGTAAGAAGCGAGTCAAATTTCGATCCTAACGTCCTAAAAGACCTAAACCAATACCGTAACACTCTTCAACTCATTGGAACGCTAGAGGAGCGAAAAGAGAAGCTATCAGCGAAAGTAGAGTTCATGCTCGTTAAGATTACGAGCTTATTAGAGAATCATCCTGACCTAGACTCGATCCATCCAAAAGATTTAAGTAAGATTATGAAGGATCTACATGACGTGCGCAAAGAGCTTAGTAACGAACCAGCCATTATTATTGAATACAAAAATAAAGTTCGGGAACAAACGCTTCAGGTGCTTCAGGACTTCTTGGACATAGATCAGCTCAAGGAGTTTGCGCAGCGTATGGAGTCAATAGAAGCTGATTACGAGATTTTATGAAAAAGTTAGTACCAATGTGTAATGTCGTATTGACCGAGTTTATAGAGTGCTTTATCTTAGGCGCATCCTATAACTCCTTAACGACAGACTCATCGACAATCTGCAACTCAATCTGTTCTTAATGAAAATGAAGTTATTACGCTTGCGTCAGGTATGGATGTACTCTGACAATCAACCAACGGAGATTATCCTTGCGCTGGCTAATATCTTTTTAGTTCCATTTGCGTTGAGTATGGAGATTGGCACTGGTTTGTTTCTTTCTTTGATACCTGCTGTGTCGGGTATCCATCAAATGATTTGCGTGGCTTCTGACGAGATAAATTGTAGAGTGCGAGCCTCTATGATTTGTCTAGGTGTATACCTAGCGTCAGCAGTTATGTATTTTGTAACGATAGGCTTCCCTAGTCCAACACACTACGGGTGGTTCTTATTTATAATCGCAGCTTTTGGTAGTATGTCTAGACTATCGAGAGAAAAAATATATAAAAACAGTAATGGATAACATCACGCAAATTGTTATTACGCTCGCAACCGTACTGGGCTCCGCTGGAGTCTGGAAGTTCTTTGAAGCTAGGCTTAAAATAAAGGCTGAGCAGAAGGAGAATGAAACCAATAATAGCGACACGATTCAGTATCGTGACGACCTAAAGAACAGGGTTCGTAACCTTGAGAACTTATTGGAAGAGTCATCCGATGAAAAGGATGAGTTGCGAAGTCAAATATTAAAGCTAACAGAGGAAGTATCTGCGTTAAGGATTAAAGTCGAATTCTTGGAGAAAGAGAATGAACGGCTCAAACTCAAATAAAATTAAACGCTACATATTTCCTGAAATGAAAGAAAACTTTATACCTAAGCCCGTACCCCTAAAAAACAAAGCACGAGTATTTAAATGCGTGGGTCAAGTATCTACTGGTAAGCGGTGCGAGGTGCAGTGCACACTGTGCAAGCGAGCCTATGAGCCAAAAACAGAAAAAGAATAATTGGTCAGACTTATTAGTCAACATAGTAGGACACGAGCCACCCCCTGACTCGTTAGACCTTAGAAACTCTTTTATCGAAAACTGTTTAGCTGACCAAGACGGCAACAAAGTTACCCAAGCCGAGATTCATCTTACGATGCAGAAGGGCATCTATGACTGGGAACAACAAGCCCTATCCAAGAACGCTCGTCTTAATGGCTTGATTAGAGCGCCCTATAACACAGGTAAATCCCAACAAGTACCCATTGGTCTGTCTGCCTATATGACCACCCGTAAACACGAGCTGGAAACGCTCATTGTATCTGCTGATGGTGGTATCTCCACAAAGAGAATATTATCTCTAAGAGCCTTATTCCAGAGTGATATGTACCGGTACTGGTGCAAAGAACATAACTTTAATCCGGTAGAGTTTGATCGTACTGATACGGGATCTACGCAGAGGATCATAGTAAGTAGTCGTAACCGTACTGGTAACCCCACCTATGAAGCATATGCGGTACTCACCCAAACCACAGGGCAACGAGCTGGTGTCCTGATTCTTGATGATGTGTGCAATGATGAAGATCGTATATCTACGGCTCGTAGGGAAACGGTATGGAACAAAGTATCCAACACGTGGATCAAACGTGTACACGACAAAGGTATTGTTTTAAGCGTGTGTACACCATACCATCCTAATGACGCTAATAGTCGGTTAATGAAGTCGGGCATATTTAACGTGCTTCAGATTTCGGTAAAAGAAGATAAAACAGGATATAAGGTGGAAGAATGGAACAACCTAAAGTAGTGATGTACGCTCGATTCGGGCTAAAAGTACAACAACAAGAAATAGATCAAATAAAAAATAAAATGGATGAGTTTCTAGATATGATAGAAGCTAAACTTGTTGGTCAAAAGTGGGAAATATTAGCGAAGCACAAAAGCTCTAAGGCGATACACGAAATTATAAAGCAATGCAGTAAAAATGGATGGGCTATCCTGACATACGACCTTAAAACATTACATCAGCACCACTCAGGTGCAATGTCCTTAATAGCGGAGGGTGACGATGCAGGTGTGCCCGTCTACTTTATCGAAAGCGGTGCTGTCATGCAAACATTATTCAGTAGATTATGAGAGAACCAGATAAGGTCTGGGACATTCCCTTATGGGAAACCAATCACAGTAAACAACGACTGCTCCAAGAAGAAGCGATGGACTTTCTATCGTATAAACTGGGGTACGAAATGAGCGAGGAAACAGATGACCCAACGAGAAAGGCTTATAAACACTTTGACGGCTACAACCACTACCCTGATGGGAATCTTACGGCTCTCGATTACGATAGTAGTCATCCTGTCTGGCTTTGTGCTGATTTCAACAGGTCTCCTCATTGTTGGGCTCTTCTCCAAGTTAAAAAGGCTCGTAATGGGCTCAAACAGTATGTTGTCTTTGACGAAATCTTCTCCAAAGAGGCTTTAACTACCGAACAAGCCCTAAAGGCGGTAGAATTACTAAGAAAATGGGGTATTCCGAAGGTTTTATTGGCTGGAGACAATACTTCCAACCAAAAAAGTGGTAATTATGGTCGTGTAGGCAAAAATGATTGGGATTATGTCAGGGAAGTGCTTGAAGAGAACGATATTTTGTATAAAAACGAGCTGGACATCCAGAATCCTAAGCGAAAGGTGCGTGTAGATAAAGTAAACAACGTAATTTACGCTGGAATCAATGGAGAAAGGCGTTTATTGGTCAATACACGCTGCGAACACGTCATAAAAGACTATATGTACTCTATCGTGAACGATAAAGGGCTGAAAATAGACAATGGGGATCGTGGACACATGTCTGATGCTACTGATTACGCCATCTGGCGTAACGAAAGAGGCTCCGCCTCCCCCATGTACGTGCTCCGCTAACTTCTTTTTATAGCTTTAGCTCGTTTACCCATTCCAACCCGTCTCTTTTCACGTACCGCCTTTTTGCCTTCGCCACGCTTACGTAGTTCTTGCCACGTTACTGGGGTCTTAGAGGAAACCTTAACGGTAGGTCGGCACTTTTTTACGCCCTTGAACTTAGCAGAGCCACAAGCCTGCCCATCTTGGGTCTTCCACTTCTCCTTCATCCATCGGGCTACACCAGTCTTACCTGACTTGGCTCCTTTATAGGTTCCACCCCTTTTCTTGTATTCCTTTACTATCCACGCAGAAGCATACGCACTAGGGAATATTTTGAACTTACGTTTAGCCTCAGATTT